GTTTTTATTATGGGCCATATACACGAAAATTCAAGCCGTAACGATGCCAGGGACACAATCCAATACAACCCAGGCAAACATTACCACGAGTTAATACAGAAACAAATTCACCTGGCAATAACTGGAGCTTACAAAGAAGAATACGAAGACGGCTTTGGTGGCTGGCATATTGAGCGAGCCGCGCCAATAAAACCAACTGGAGGTCGAATTTTAACCTTAGACCCTCGACGAATTAGGAGTAAGAATATTGATAATTGGGAAATGCTTGTAGATAGTTGTAAATTTCCGTTATGAAAGCGATTTTAGAATACTATTTACCCGAGGAAAACTACGATTTCCAAGCGGCAATAAACGGCCATAACTATAAAAGCGCCATTTGGGATTTTGACCAGTTGCTAAGGTCTGAAATGAAGTACAAGGAATTATCCGACGATACTTACCAGGCATATAAATTTTGCCGCGAGGAGCTTAGAAAAATTTTAGAACAAGATAACCTTTTCATCGAGCAATAATGCCACTACCAAAGCCAAAACCAGCCGAAACTCAAAGCGATTTTGTCGCTCGATGTGTTGCCGACCCAGTTATGGAAAAGGAATTTCCACGCATCGACCAGCGTTTAATAATTTGTTACGTTCAATTCAGAGGCAAAAAATGAGAGAGTTATTAGACGACGAGCGAATAAGAATTGCAATTATTTCGTTTTTAATTGGCGTTTTGCTGGCTTTTGTTGTTTACCCAAGACCTGAGCAAGAGACAGTATATAAGTTTGAAAGCGTGACAAAAACAGACACTTTAATTGTCGAGGTTAAGGACACCGTTTACGTCCCTAAAACAAAGATAAAAACCGAGTTTTTAAGGGATACAATCCTAGTCGATTATAAGCCTAAAATTAGCCAGTTTAACGCGTCCTTTCCTTTTGAGTATGGAAGCACCAACGTAAGCGGAGAAGTCCTTGGAGAGGTGCTAAAAATGACCGCAACAAGCGACTTTAAAATACCAGTCGTAACCAACACGATTACCAACACAGAAACAAAGACAATTGTGCAAAAACCTAAAGGAATTTACTTGGGCGCTGGCGTCAATTCGTTGCTTCAGCCAAGCGCGTCGGTTAGCTACCTGGATAACAAATACATTTTTCAATATCAGTTCCAGCCTTTGCAAAAGGTACACCAAATCGGAGTCTCTAAAAAAATATTCTAAAGGTTTATAAAAGTTCCCAATTTGTCAACTTATAGGTTGTTATTCGGTTAAATTCCGAATTGTTTGTTACCTTTTTATATAAATTCGTCCCAAAAATCGACAATATAAGTGGCCAACCGTCTACATTTTGGCGACGTTTACTTTATTTAGGTTTTACAATATCTTGAAGCTGACCCCAAATAGCCTCGCTTAAATCACCCCAGTACATTTCGCATTTGCCATCCTTAATAGGAGGCTTTATAAAATACGACTGCATATACTCGCTTGGCTTAGCAGTAAAGCGGTAACAACTTTCTTTGTAGGGACAGTTTGTCCCTGGACACATGGTTATGTCAGGCATGATTATTCATTCATTAAGTTTATTTTTTCTATAAAATGTTTAGGATATCTTACATTTTACCCTCTTTTTGTAAACTCTAGTTAACCTTATCCATTTATCTTTAGCAAGACTAGATAACCAATTAAATCGTTTATAACGTCCTCATCGTCGCGCTCTAAGCTACCATTTTTAATTCGCTTTAGCTTATCGTCAATCCTAACCAGTAGTCCCTCCTTAGCGGACAACTGACTAAATACGCCAAGAGGCTCAAGAGCGGAGTTTCCGTACTTTAGATTTTTGGCAATTAGCAAGTCGCGTATTTCGTCAAGTACAACACAAACTTGGACGGCAAAGAAATTATTCTCCATTACTTAGTATTTTCATCAATAATGCCATGAGCAATAAAATACCAATTATCGTTGGAGTCATTCTTAAAAGTCTTTTTCTCGTCATAATATTTCTTAAATGATTTGTACTCGTCGCCAAAGGTGTATTGGCTACTTTTGTATTTAGACCGTCCTTTTTTTACCAGCAAGCCATCTGCAAATAAAACGTAAAATTCGTTTTCCTCCACCGGCTGGTTAAACTCCAAATATTGCATCCACCAATCTACTGGCTTTCTGTTTTCGTCCAGCACCTTGGTTGCCTCCAGGTAGCCAAACGGATTTAAAATTTTGTCCTCTTCCATACGCAAGTTAAAAGCATAAAAAACGAGACGAAAAAAAAATATTCGATTTTGATAAAAATATTTTTACAAATAGTTTGGAATCTTATAAATTAATAATAATTTCGTTTATCCATTTAACCAAAACACACGTATGGGAAAACTATTTAACGATTCAGAAATGCACCTAGACCAAGAGGTACAATTTGAGTATGAAGGCGAAGCTTATTGCTGGCAAGGTCATTATGAAGTAAAGGAACGCGGCGAAGAATCCGACTGGGATTATTGCGGAGACTCAGAGCAAGAGGTTGAGATTGAGACAACCAAAGCGATTCTAAAATTTAACGAAGAGACCAACGATTGGGACGAAGTAACACCAACTCAATCCATGATTTACGAAGTATGTTTTCAAATTGAAAGATATCACCTTTAAAAACTTAAACACCTATGGAAAAATCACAGAGTATCACAAACCTAACGCAAGGTTTAGCCAAGTTCCATGCGATGGTTGGGAAAATTAGCAAAGATGCTAAGAATCCTTTTTTCAAGTCCAATTATGCCAGCTTGCCTCACATCATTACAGAGGTCAGCGAACCGCTTGAAAAAGCTGGTTTAATTCTTAGCCAGTTTCCAAATGGCGACGGCCTTACAACGATGTTAATACACGCAGAGAGTGGCGAGTATATTTCGGCAACTTACACGCTCCAGGTAGTGAGACAAAACGACCCACAAGCGCAAGGCTCGGCAATTAGTTACGCAAGACGTTACGCCATTACAAGCATTCTAAACCTAGCAATTAGTGACGACGATGGAGAGGCTGCAACTAGACCAGTACGCCAGGCTCCAATGGTTACCAAGACCAAACCGACCGACGAGCAATTTGCCTACATCGTTAGATATCTAAACGGAACGGATGCACAAAAAAAGCAAGCCAAAGAGGCTTTGAGTAAATACATTTTAACACAAGACCAACAAGACACCTTAGACGGATTATTATGAACTTATACGAAATAACAAGAGAGGCTCAAGAGTTAGCCTTTCTTTTGGAAACCGAAGAGCTTACACCTGAGCTGGAGCAAATGCTGGTAATTAACCAAGAGCAACTCCAGGCAAAGGCTGGAAACTATGCCAAGGTCATCGCAAACATTCAAAGCGATAGCGACGCAATCGACCAAGAGATTAAGAGACTCAAGGCAATGAAAGAAAGTAAAGACCGAGCCATTACGAGGCTCAAGGACGCGCTAAGAGAGGCGATGCTAGTAAGTACAATCGACAAGATAGAAAGTCCTTTATTTAAGCTCTCTTTACGCCGTAGCGAGTCCGTAGAGGTTGACATTGTGGAGGCTTTACCTAGCCAGTTTATAAATGTTAAAAACGTGGTAACCGCTGACAAGGTAGCAATCAAAGAAGCCATTAAGCGAGGTGAAAATATTACTGGAGCAAGACTTATAGAAAACTTTAATCTTCAAATCAAATGAGCCATTACACATATTTAGGCAAGTTTATCCAACGCCCTGGAGACCTAGCGCCAAAAGGTATCGCCTCCACCTATAACGATGAGAAATTACCTTTTAACGAAACATTCGAAAGACTATGGAATTTGATGAAATAACCCAGCAAATCAAGTCCCTTTACCTGGAGGGATTGACACGCAAAAAGATAGCCAAAACGCTTGGCTTAGATGTGCAAAAGGTTGGCTATTTGCTCTACACTAAAATGAAGTTGCACGAGATTTACCCTCGTAAATTGATGGACGAAAATATATTTCAGATTTTAACCGACCATCAAATTAGTAGGATTTTAACTTTGGCAACTTACGGCTATTGCTGCCGAGAAATAGCTGAAGACCAAAACCTAGAATTCCGCAAGGTTAAAAAGTTGCTGGATGTCGCCGAGGCTAGAAACATGATTGAGAAAAAAGTATAAATTCTTTGTTATTCCTAAGATTCTTTTAATATTTGTTAAACATTTAAACAAACACCAATGAAAAAAGCAGTTAAAGTAATCGGAAAAATCATTTACACAGTCCTGGCTTTGTCGCCAATATTCGCGCTGGGTTATATGCTCGGATTAAAATTATTGTAAACACCTAAAACCAAACTCCTATGGAAACGATTAAAATTAAAACCACGCATTTTGTAGAAACCGAGTTTAATTTACCTAAGTATTTTAAAATTGCTCACCACTACCAAATGATTTTGGACGACAAAAATTACTTGTTTGTCAAGTCTAGGCTAGAAAATACATTACTTATTTATCCTGAGATTTCAATCCATCCAATTAGCTATTCGGCTGGGCGATGGTACGACGAAACGATTAAACAGGAATTAATTCCAATTAGCGAGCAAGAATTTAAGGACGAGTTTACAAAAGCAAGTGTTGAACTATTAAACTACTTGAATTGATGGAATCGACTGACTCACAAAATGCACTAATCAAGGCATGGCTATTAAACGGCTATTCCTTAACTCAGCTTGAGGCAATTACCCAGTTTGGATGTCTTAGGCTAGCCGCTAGGATTGCAAACCTTAGAGATAAGGGTTTTAATGTAGAAACCGACATGGTCACGCTAGAGAATGGAAAAAGAGTTGCACGATATTTTATAAAACGATGACACCTAAAGAAAAAGCTATTGAAATTTATACTAAAATGTATAACGAAGTTTATGCCTCTTATGGGACTGATTTTTTAGCAAAACAATGCGCTTTAATAGCGGTTAATGAGGTTATAAATTCTCTTGGATGTTTTGCAGAATCTGACGACTGGAAGCAAGTAAAAGAAGAAATCGAAAAGCTATGACACGAGACGAAATAATTATAGAGCTAAATCATAGGGCGACTCAAAAATACTTGGTTTACCTGGCTTTGCAAGAAATCATGTTGGATTATTACGAAGACATTACGATGTTAAAAGCCTTTGACGGAGACCTAAAAACCAAGCACAAAAACATGATTAACGCGCTAAAAAGAAAGTCAACCGAGGCATTTAGATTCCTAGAGAATTACGACGGAGGAGAGGCTACAATTAAGCAGTTTCACGAGTTTGTGACCTTGTTTGAAAAGCTGCATCATTCAATCGACAAAGGAGGCTCTTTATTTCACGATTGCCTAAATGCCATAGAACTAATTTTAGATAACAATGAGGGGACGAAATCTAACTGAGTATCAAAAGGAGCTAATATTTGAAGCCTGGCAAGACCGAAAGCAAATAAAGGTAATAGCTCAAGAAATGGGACTTTCTTACGGTTGTATTTATTTTCAACTAAAGAAGCGCTCGCTGGTTGGTTAAATCGAAAAGGTTTATATTTGTATATCAAATCATTTTTGAGGTAGGAGCCAAAAATGATTTCATAGGGTTTACTAAACCTAGCCTGTCAGACTCCTACCTGGCAGGCTTTTTTATTTTATGGAAGGCAAGAAATCATTTGTATTGTACACAGACCAAAGAGAAGTCTTTGAAGAGTTATCCGACGAGGATGCTGGAAAGTTGATAAAGCATATTTTTAGCTATGTTAACGACGAAAACCCCGAGACAGACGACAAGTTGATTCGGTTAGCTTTTCTACCTATTAAGACCCAGTTAAAACGGGATTTAAAGATGTGGGACGAGAAAAAGCATCTAAGGTCTGAAGCAGGTAAAAAGGGAGGTCTAGCAAAATCTAGCAATGCTAAGCAAAGTCTAGCAAAACCTAGCAATGCTAGAAATGACCTAGCAAACCTAGCTGTAAATGTTAATGTAAATGATAATGTTATATATAAACAGAAAGAGAATGGATTGGAGGTAAACGAAGAGACCCACAACGAAATCTTTAGAAAGCTTTGGACAAGTACTATTTGGCTAGAAGGAATTGCAATGAAAAATAAGGCTACAATTGACCAGGTTAGAAATCACTTAAATGACTTTAGGCAAGAAATGATATTAACAGAAAAGTTAAAGGTAGATGAGAAAGACGCTAAAGAGCATTTTGTTAACTGGATAAAGAGAGGCAATCCAATACCTGAAAAGGAAGAGCCTAAATACGCTAAATCAACAATTGAAGACAACTGGTGGTAAGATGAAAGAGATACAAGAATTAAACGACTTAAACAGAAATGTTTGGGGATTGATTGTACAAGCTCAACAAACTAAGAATTGGGCATTAATGGAAGTAAACTTAAAAAGGTTGTACGCTTTGCAAAAAAAGTATGTCAATATTATAAATTTACAAGATTATGAGATTAAAGGTACTAAATTAGCATTGCAAGAAGAGGCTAGGCAAAATAGGATATTTGAAAGGCAATGGTTTACAGACCTAGCCAAGAAACAAGGCAAATACAACGAACTAAAAACAGAAATCGATAAATACTTTTTTGAATGAAAAAACACAATAAAGAGTTTGACCTAGATTTTTGCGAGGCATCAATTAAGACATTTGCTGGCCAACGCGAGTCAATGCTAAATAATTTCCGTAAAGGCAAAGAGGCTGGAAGTAAAACCTATGTAAGGGATATCGACCAGGTAACCAGCGGAGGACTGCAAAATAAGATGTGGTCATGGAAGGCTGGAGAGTTTAACTTGTGGACGGGATACAACAACGAAGGTAAATCGCAATTTCTTATTTTTCTTTGCGTGTTAAAGGCAATTAACGAAGGTTGGAAGTTTGCTTTTTTCTCTCCTGAGAATTATCCTCCTGACGAGTTTTTCGATGACATAATACACACAATAACTGGCAAGAGTACCGACAGAGCTTACAAGAATTTTGACCTTAGCGAAGAGGAGTATTTAAACGCTTTTGATTTGGTAAAGGATAATTTCTTTTTTGTTTACCCTGAAAAAAACGGAGTTCCTGACTTTAGGATAGAACAGATTGAAAGTGTCTTTGAGTTTCTAGTTTGGGAGAGAGGAGTTAACGCGGTAATTGTTGACCCATACATAAAAATCCGTCATGAGATGTCCCCAGGAGAGCAAGAGCATTTGTACGCTTCTCGGTTTATGATGGATAGAATTAATTTTACCCGAAAGAATAATGTTTCTTATCATTTGGTAATGCACCAAACCACGCCACGAAAAGAGAAAGACGGCAATTATCCGCCTCCAAGTCTCTACCAAATAAAGGGGGGGGGTACGTTTGCAGATTCAACCGACAACACAATAAGCGTTTGGAGACCTAATAGAGCAACCGACCCGAACGATACAACGGTTATAATTAAGACGGATAAAATCAAGAAACAAAAGCTGGTTGGAATACCTTTTGAGATTACAATTGATTTTAACAGAAAGCGCAACCGTTACATTGGTAAAGATGGATTCGATTACTTTGCAAACGCAAATGTTAAAAGCAATCAATTTCCAGGAGTAGAAAAGTTTCCCAATTTGGGAACAAATAATTTTGAATTTGACACAGAAATAAAATCACCATTTTAACATGAGACACGGCTCTTTATTTAGCGGAATTGGAGGATTTGATTTAGCCTCTGAATGGATGGGATGGGAAAACGTATTCCATTGCGAATGGAATGAATTTGGACAAAAAGTTTTAAAATATTACTGGCCTAAAGCAATAACTTACAATGATATCACCAAGACAGATTTCACTATTCACCGAGGAACAATTGACATTCTTACAGGTGGATTCCCATGCCAACCATACTCATCCGCAGGAAAGAGACTTGGAAAAGAGGATTCGAGACACCTCTGGCCTGAGATGCTTAGAACAATTCGAGAGATTCAACCGACCTGGGTTGTGGGCGAAAACGTTCGCGGGCTTACTAATTGGAACAACGGGCTGGTATTCGACGAGGTGCAGGCTGACTTGGAAGCTGAAGGCTACCAAGTCACACCGTTTTTACTTCCAGCTTGTGCCGTTAACGCACCCCACAGAAGAGACAGAATTTGGTTTGTTGCCTACTCCTCTAGCGCAAGCAAGGGAGCAAAAGAGCTTCGACAAATACGACGAGAGAATGGAGAGATTAATTCAGAAGGGTCACAAACCATTTACAATGCCACTAGACCAAATGGCATTGAGGGGATTACTTCCGACTCCACAAGCCTCGGATTTTGTGAGCACAGTTCAAGAGAAAAATTATTCTCTGAGACATTTGGAACACAATTCAGGATGGACAAACAAAATGCTTCCGACTCCCAACTCAAGGGATTACAAGGATGCACAAACACCGGAGAAGTATCAAGCAAGAAAGGAAATTTGGGCGGAGAAGGGAATAAATTTACAACTGAGCCTACCTCAGTTGATAAACAATCAAATGATTCCAACTCCAAGGACGAGAGATTGGAAGGGATGCGAGGGGAGGAGAGGAGATATTCCAAGTTTTATAGAAGACAATCTAGGATTGAAAACTGGAAAAACTTCCCAACTGTCTCCCCAATTTGTGATGGAGATGATGGGATTTCCGACAGATTGGACTCTATTACCTTTCCTAAATGGAGAAACGAATCAATCAAAGCTGGAGGAAATGCAATAGTCCCTCAAGTAGTTTATCAAATATTTAAAGCAATAAATCAATACAATCAACTAAATAAACAATTAACATTATGAGCAAGATTTACGGCGGAAACGCAAAAATTATCCAAACCAAGTTTGGCGAAATGACAAAGATTAGCCAAAGCCGTAGCGACCTGGAAAAGCTATTGGCATACCTAAACGCAAATGATACCGAATGGGTAAACTTGCTATTAAAGGAAAAGCAAGAGAAAGTAGAAGGCAAGCCGACGCATTACTTGGAGGTAGACGACTGGAAGCCAGTACAAGTGGCAAACAAGCCATTAGAGAAACGAATTGACGAAACCGATACTTTGCCTTTCTAATGAAAAAAAATGATTTGTACGCAATATTTGTGGCGCTTGTAGGGATTACCCTACTGGCGTTACTAAAGGTTTCTAGTTTGCTACTTTTTGTAGTGGCTTTGGCTTTGTGGACATTGGCTTGGTCTTGGGTTTATCAAAAATGTAAATGATTGAATTTAAGATAAATGAAAAGCCTTTGAGCGTCAATTTAGCTTGGCAAGGTAAGAGGTATAAAACGCCAGCTTACAAAGATTACGAGAAGGCAATGCTTTTTCGTATGCCAGCGTCTAAGGTTGACCCAGCGCAAATGTTAAGGGTTGAGTTTTTCTTTGGATTTAGCAACAAGGCAAGTGACCTAGACAACCCAGTAAAATTGCTAATGGATATCGCACAAAAGAAATACGGCTTTAACGATAAAAACGTGTTTGAGTTAAATGTCCGCAAATGCATTGTTAAGAAAGGCGAGGAGTTTATACAGATGGGCATTTATAATTTATTGCCCTTTTAAATATGAAAACAATTAATATCTTAAGCGGAGGCAAAACCTCGTCCTATTTGGCGGTGCATTATCCAGCGGATTACGAGATTTTTGCATTGGTGCAAATTGAGGATATTAATTGCAAACCAAAAGATTTAAGCCTTGTAAAGTATGCCTCCGAAAAGCTAGGAAAAGATTTTATTGCAACGGCAGAAAGCGACTTGACTTTGTACGCAATGCGAGACTTGGAGCAATTAATTGGAAAAGAAATTATTTGGGTTGCTGGTAAAACCTTTGACTCTTTAAACAAAAAGAAAAAGGCAATCCCTAATCAACAATTTAGGTTTTGCACGACCGAGATGAAATTAAGACCAATATTTGATTGGTGGTATAAAAACATTAGAGAAAAGGTAAAAATGGGAATTGGCTTTAGATACGACGAAAAGGAAAGAGCCGAAAGATTTAGTACAAGTTTTAAGGGGATTGTAGGTACTGGGGGGGGGGGGGGAGAAATAAATGGCAAGAAATAGATTG